TCTATGAATATTCTATTTAAAGCATTCAGTGAAACATCTTTACCAACCCCAGACTCTCCGAATATGTAACCATAGAAGTTTAATGGTTTAGTGGTTCCATCATACAACTTCAGCTTAGCTCTAAGGTTAGAACTTACTTCAGCAAAAGCATAAGAGATTAGAATTAGGATTAGGTTCTGAGGAACATCAGGTTTAATATTTAAAACCAATTCCATTACATCCCTTACTAGAGGATTTAACTTTTCCTTATCGACTCTCATCTATTTGTCTTTTCTCAGTGTCATAATCTGTGTGTCATCTTTCTTAAAGTCTTCAATCATATAACCATTGTCTTCAATAAATCTATCAACCTTATCAGTTATGTATCCACCTTTTCTCATAGACTTCTTAATAGAGAACTTAGTACCATTAGGTAAGATATAGAATACATCTGAACCATGAATGCTAATCTCTTCCTTGTAACCTTTCTCTAACTCTTTAATTCGTTTATCTATATTTGCTTTAGCTTCTTTCAAATCAAACAACTCTGTAAACAAATCAACCTTCTCTTGTGATTTTAATTCTCTATATTCATCAGTAACAGCCATAACTATTCTCCTTCTTCATCCGAATTTATTTTAATGAGGCTAAGCTTTAATTCCATTTCATTTTTAGTGGCTTTAAAGCCTTTTTCGCTTAACCATTCATACCATTGCTCTTGACCGCTAATTGGAAGGTATGTAAGTTCTGCTATGTTAACTATTCCCATCTGCTTATTCTTGTAGCACAGTAGTTGAAGTTCCTCAATACCTTCATAGTAGATAAGATTTAATTCCTTGTCTAAGTTAGTTAATCTACCTCTAGTGAGTCTTGTTTCTTTTTTAAATTCTTCTGCAGTCATTATTTATCCTTTTTATAATCGTTATGAAACCAAGCCATATAAGCTAAGTAATACTCTGGAAAGCCTAATGCTAAGTCTTTCTTGTTCTGTTCATCTGCTTTACCGTATAAGTCCATTAGAGCCATTTCAAAGCTACCTAATGTTTTTCTTTCATAGAATAATGCTATAACCTTTGGGTCTTTCATATCAGTCCTTTATATCTATTTTAGTGAGTGACTTTTGCATAAACTTATACATTGGTTGTAATTCGATTATGGACTGTTTCACATTGTCTTTCTTAGTACCACTATAAACAAGCTTTAATAAACTCTTAATGGTTCCGCTCTTTCGTAGTAAGGTCTTTGAACCATTGGTTATGGTTAGTTTAGCCTTATCTCCAGTATCATCTATACAAAGCTCCATTTAAAAATCCTTTTCATCTAAACCACTGAATAAATCATCAGGAGTTATATCTTTATCTAAATTCAAGTCTAACAATCTTTGAACTTCTAAAAACATAGCTAATGTCTGAATTTCAACAGCATCAGAATATATTGCATTTTTACTAGAGTCGTATCCAAACATTAGCTTTATGGTTCGTTTACCATTAGCTTGTCTCATCCCCGAAAATGAACGGTATGTCTTCGGGATACAATCTTTGGTTTTTCCCTTAAATAGATTTAATACTCTATTTCTCTTTTTCTCGTCTATCTCGTTCATCTATTATCAACCTTCTTACCACTTGGCTCATTGAGCTAGAGTTTTTTTCAGCTAAGTCCTTGAGAATTTGAATAACATTACTATCAAGGTTAATCATTACACCTTTCTTAGTTGTTGTTTTCATATACTTCCTTTCTTTAGTTGTTTCACAGTTTACTGTAATGTTTCTTATATATAACTTATATAGCAATTGTATAGTTTCGTATATTTCCGTAACGACTTCGTAACGAATACTTACATACTCTACCTATACCTTTACCTTTACCTTACCTTACCTATATTTTTTTACCAATCCTCTACATCATTTAAATTTCTATCTGCATTCCATTTAGGACAGATACTTCTCACCCCGCACCATCTATGTTTGAACTTAACACAAAGGTTACACTTCTCCATTTCATTAACATCGCCTTCTATGGCTACTAGGAAGTCCTTCAGGAGCTTAACTACCTCTTGGATAGGTAAGAGTTCAACTTCAAGTATTCCGTGCTTCTGTGAGTCCGTACACAACCAAGCGATATAACCTATGGTTCCATACTCTACTTTGTTTTGTTTATGGTTCAAATAAGTATATATACTAATCTGTTTTTGCCATGAACTATCTTTCTTGTTATTTATCTCTCGTATCTTTGACTGTATAGAAGTTTCTTTTCCAGTCTTATAGTCAAGTATAATGGTTCCATCTATTCTAAGGTCTGCTGTTCCACTTATATTCTTGAACTTCAGTTTTACTTCTGCTTCATAGTTGGTTTCTCCAAAAGCATTTTCTTTCTCTAACCAATCTTCTGCTCTTTGATGTATGGCTGAACCAATAAAAGCACTTATCTTATCTTCATACTTCATATCATGTATATCAGGATTATCTTTTCTTAGCTTTACAGCTAACAAATCTCCAACTATATCACTTGCTGAATACTGACCACCTTTCTCATAATCGGAATAACTAAATATGTTCTTCCATAAATCATCAACATTCACAACCTTCTCCTATCATTAGTTTAGCTACATTCTCACAGCTAAATCTGATTATCTTCCCTTGGTTTGGTACTCTTACTATCCAACCTCTATCTTCAAATCTCTTTACAGTAGAGTTAGAAACCTTCATTGCTTCCATTACTTCTTTTCTTGTCATAACTAAGCCATACTTAGCCTCTAATTTAATCGCTAATTCTTCCATTTATTCTCCTTTTTTTTGGTCTAAACAAGATTTACCACTATATGTAGCAAACCCCAACGGTGTAACTTTGTATTTACGGTGAGTATACTTTCTACCATTCTTATCGTATTTAACGGTTCCTATCATGGTTAACATACCTTGTTTAGCATACTCTTGTGCTCTGTCTGCTGAATATGTTAGATATTGATACACCTTGGCTTCCATTATGGCTAGGTCTTGTGCTCTGCCTATTACAACATCATTTTCTCTACCACCACAATTAACACCACCAATACCACCACCCATCACTTGATGCATAAAATCAATCATTTTCTTTCTCCATATTTTATTCTACATAGCTCTAAGTCTATCTCCGCTATCTCTACTGCTAATCGTAAATGAATACGAATCATCTCATCAATCGTGTGATTTACTTTTGTATCTGCTCTTACCATTTCTAGTCTTCCCCATTCTTAATGTCTTTTTAGGATTAGCTTTCATAAACTCTCCTACCTTCTTGTAAGGAATACCTTTATCCTCAACAACTATCAGTGTAACTACTGAATTGCCAACTATAACAAGTTCTATATTATATTCATCTAGCACAAACTTACTTGTGAATTGATTCCAAGTAACAAACTTCTTTAGGTACTCTCTCATGTGGTCTAACTGTTCAGTTGAATAAGGAGGTTCAAACTCAAATACTCTTTCTAAACCTCTCTCTAGTGCATGAGTAGAATAACCAAACCTGCTATTTAAAGTAACCATAACTTAGTATGTCGTACATACCCTGCCTAAACAACTTATTTGTAAAGTATCTCTTCCAATCATTTCTTGGCTGTAGTTTAGCCCATAAGGCTTGACCATTACCACTGAATACCTCCTTATCATTAGCTATGTCTATATTAGTGAAGTTCATGGCTACCCAAGTCTTCATGCCAGTTTGCTTTACCATATACCAGTGACCCATTGTTTCACTGTGTATAATATATATATTCCCTTTCTTAAATGCCATTACTTATCCTTCATTAATTTAGCTTCAAGGTTATCTAAGTCACTTGAACTATCTAATCTAATCTCTCCATCCACTGAGTAGCTAGGACGACCAAAGCCACTATTTACACCAACACCATATTCTATCTCCATTGCTCTAAGTATTCCTCTTCTAAAGAACGGTACACCTAACAGTATTCCAAACTTCTTATAATCTAACACACCATCATAATCTTTAACTCTAATGGTTGAATTAAACTCAGTGTTTCTACCACCACTATCCATAGATGAGTAGTGCATATTAATCTTAACTAAGAACCCTTGCTCTTCTAGTACAGTCGCAATAGCAAATACCTTAGAACCATTCTTCTTAATCATCTCTAAGTCTGTACCATCTTTATAAATACCTTGAATATCTAATGTTATAAACTTATCATCTTCAATCTTTATCTCTTTAATCCAAGCTTCTGGTTCTCCTACCATTACAGCACCAATATCGAAGAACTCTCCAACTACATCAAACTGATAAGCAGAACTCTCAGTAACTTGTTGTTCAAACAAATCTATATAATACTTAGTGTTCTTTCTTAAATCAGCAGTAACATCAACATTACCATCTCTCATATAGTCTTCAAAACCTTTCCAATCCTCTGTTTGAAAGAACCTAAACTCCTCTCTAGTTAACACATTATTAAAAGATGGTTTGCTACTATTTTTAGCAAGGTATCTTTCAAACTCTGATACATTGTTAAACATTAAATCAGTTTTCTTTATCTTTGCCATAATTTATCCTTTACCAATCCATATCATCTGGTTCATCTGTATCATCTCTACTAGGCTCTTCATACTCAGGTTCAACTACTTCTTCAGGTTCAACTTCTTTTGTCTCTGTAGGTACCTTAGAATTACTCTCAGTAGGCATTGTATATATGTTACAGAACTTCTTAGTTAAAGTCTTCACTATATCTTCATCACAACCTTTAAAAACAGCTATTTCTAATCCATCTGTAATACTAAACCCATTTGTAATAAGGTTATATAATCTTGATGAACTTCTTTGACTAATCATAAAGTCTTCATAGTTCTTATCAGCTTCAACTCTCATAGCTTTAATAGCTTTGTGGAACTCTTTATCGTTACCACACATCATAAGTTCTATATCTTCATCTAACTCATAGTTAAGTACAGCAAATCTATCCATAGTCGCACTATCTAGTTTGTTTCTACCAACATACTTACTCGTAGCACCTCTACCAACTGTGTTAGCGGTAGCAGTAAATCTAAAATCTTTATGGCTATATATCATTTCTCCATTAGGACATTCTATAAACCCATTAGATAAAGCACTATTCATAACTACTAACACATTAGCATTACCAGCATCTATTTCATCCATGTTAAATATACCACCATCTCTGAAAGCAGATATAAAACCATTGTAACGATAAACACCATTCGCATCAACAAAACCAAGCAAATCCGTTTTAGTAGTTTGGTTACTGACTGACATACTATGAAACGGTATATTAAGTGCTTTAGCAACTTGCTCAACAACATAACTCTTACCATTACCAGCTTCTCCCTTTATCATTAAGTTCTCGCCTATACTTACTAGCTTTAATATGGTTTCAAACTGCTTGTGTTGTACTCCCATCTTCTCCGTTGTAGTTGCATTGGTTACTGTAATATGCTTACTAGCTTTCTGTACCGCTACACCAAGTGCTTCATCTATCTTCTTATCTATACCCATGTCTTTAAGAACCTTGTTCACTTGTTCTGTTACTAATGGTTCTAAGTTTAATGTTAAGCTCATTATATCTCCAATACTTTTATTTTATTAAGTGTCACTTGTTCTTGACACCATTTACTATCTCTACTTAAAAACTTATTTCTATATTTTGAAGTAGTACTACTATAATTCCAGTCTTTACCAAAGAATATTTGGTTACTAATACTTTTAGGTAGTTTATCATCATGAAAGAACTTAATCACAATAACACTATCATAACTTTGAAATACTATTCCAGACTCAAATCTAAGTTCAAACTGATTTGGTTTCCCATCATAGTTGGTTACACTTTTAAATGCTCCAAGCTTCTTTAAATAATTCATTTTATCCTCTCCATATCTTCATAATTAATTCAGTTCCTAAGAACACCATTACAACTAATAACATGATTATAACTCCCGTTTCAGTAGGGCTCATTACTTTATCCCCACTTCTAAACCATTAATTTTCATCCAAGCTTCTCCAGCTTCTTGTCTGGTTCGGTAACACTTCTTTTCGTATTCATTACTTTTCGTATTATTACCTCTTATGTACTTATATTTAACAGACATTTCACCATAGTAAGAAATCTCAATCTCAACACTAAATATCTCTATTTCACTTATACATCCTTGGTCTAATATAAAAACTGTTTCTCCTGGATTATATTTCGTTTCTACCAGCATTACTTTATCCCCACTATTATTTTTTTTCTTTTAGTCATTAAGGAATTGATTACCATTTTAGTAGTTTTATTCCACTCCATCTTTGCCCATTTTGCCATATGAAAGTTTATAACTTCCAGCTCTTGTTTAATACTCATTTTGTTTATCCTTTAATTTTTTTTATTGTAATTCTACTGTTTACTACAGTATTAATGATATTTTGCAGGTGTTCTAAGGAATGTGCTACTCCACCTAAAGCATTCCCATCTTTTCCAGTATTAAGTGAAGAACTCAAGCTTATAAGTTCTTGTACTAAAGTATGCTGGTCTGTAATTGGTATTGGCTTACTCATTGTATTACCTCTTTATGTTTTAATTTGTACCTCTAAAGATACACATACAAACATAAGTGTTCCCATACTGTCACTATGGTACTAAGTTATATTATTACTGACTTATACAGTTACACTAAATATCTCGTGGTATAGTGTAGTTTATTCAATTCAAATAAGCGTTAAATAGTCGCTCTCAACTATTCTAGTTATTTTATTATTTAGTAAGTCAATTTTTTGGCTCTATATAGTAAATCTTAGTTATTAAAACAACACCTTACATTTTCAGTATGTTATCACTTGTCTTACTTCATCTTACATTATCAGTATGAAGTTTGAACTTGTTTCACTTTGAATATAAACTATAAACACTAAAACTTATAGTGCTTAATAATGTATATTAAGAATAAGGAAATTAATCCTTATCTTTGATTTGATTTCTTTTCGTATGTTTTAGTAATTACTTCACGAGTTTTAAGTGACTTTAAATAGCTTGTAACTGCTGAACAATATACTTCTTCATCTAGTTCAAACATGTCATTAATTTCGTTTACTGTTCCATGCTTAGATAAGTTTTCTACTTGTGCTACAGTTAATCTATCAGTTGCTATTCTAATATCTCTGAAGACAATGTTAAATGCTATTGTATAAGCTCTATTCATGCTCTTATCAGTCGCACCAGTTATATCTGATAGAATTGACTTCTTAGCACTTGTTTTAGCTTTACGACCTTTTAATCCCTTAGCATTAAGTTCAGTAAGCTTAGACTCTATTTCAACGATACAAGTTTTAATACCATTATTTTTTGAAGTCTTAGTGGACAATATTGTTTCATCTAAAGCAACTAATTTTTCGTTTGCTGCGTTATAGTTAAAGTTTGACATGATATAAATCCTTTGTTTAGTATAGAGTAATTAAAGAGTATCAAAGAAGTAGGAAGAACCTCTGTGAACCGATAAGAAGAGTATAGAACACATTAGCTTAATCTAAGCTTAATATATAATGAATTATAAAAGAATTGCTAAATTTGATAGAGCATGGTAGATAGAGAGTGATAGAGAGTATGTAAGTTAGTTAGTAGAATAAATGTTATGTTAATCAAAGGGTTTTTGTTTATAGTCATGTGTGTGTAATGTGTTGTGGTGTGGTAAGTATTCGTTCATACATTTTTATGAATCTAACTTACAATTTATCCAACTCACTCTGTTTGTTTCATCTATAAATATAATCCATTGACTAGAACTCAGAATAATTATTTATTTATTTGTGAATTTCGATAGATTTTATTTGTGAGAAAGTTGTTTTGAGAAGGGCTATGGGGTAAATATGAAATCGACCATTTCGCTAGATACCCACAATCAATTTTGCCAAGCTAAATCAAACTCCTTAAAGTTTCCTTACTCCAAACTACATAAATATTCAAAGTGTTTTACTCCGCTACTTATCCGTTTTTTTCTTTTCCTTGGAACATCATCAGAAGTCTTATAGTAATCCTCTTCAGTAACAACTCTTATCAACTCGTCTAACAAACCATTGTTCACAGCTAACATCTTTAGAGTTATTCCTAGATACTTCCACTCCTCTTCTTTAGTTCTGGTGTCTTGTTGCATATGGATATGATGAAACATCTTTAACCACATTCTTCTAATGATTGCAAAGTGTATATTCTCGAATGCATGACCGAACTGTTGAGGGTTCTCCATGTAATAGATGGTTACACCTATGGCAACTGTGCTCATATCATTGATTAAACCTTTAGAACCTTTGGTTGATATGTCTTTAAATAGGTTTCTCTGTGGTCTCGGTACAATTGGAAGGTTGAAGATGTAAGCTACTTTATCTTGTAGCGGCTGTTTAGCTCTGTATGGTGTTTTGAGTTCACTGTTGTATGGTAGTAAATATTGCATATGTTCCAATTTATTTCCTTTTATGATATACTTTTGAAATGAAAAAACAAATTATAGCTAATCTTGACAGCATACTGGAATATTATAAGGAGACTTACACAGTATCAGAAAGTATCGAAGAGATAAGAAATGAGCTTGTTTATAATAATGTAGAAGTCAATGGTGATAGCTTCTATTGTCCAATATGGAACGAAGAGCATCAGTCATGGATACTGTTGGCTGGAACAAAAGAGACTGCAAGTCTATGGGTACTGAAGAGGATAGTAAAACTCATAAAAAGCGGAGACACAATACTTACAATGTTTAATGGTAACTCAGAATATTTAGTATCAGCATTTAGTCGGTATAATATCAAAGTTATACATCAAGAAAAAGACATAAGTTACATATCTTTCAACTAGGAGTAGGGAATGGCAGTAGGAACAACAGTGGCAATATTGGCAGCGGCAGCAATAGGAGCTGGGTCAGCAGCATATCAAACAGATGTGCAAAAGCAATTATCCGACCAAGATAGAAGTCGTAGAAAAACTGAAGCAGATAGACAACAAGCTGAAGCAGATAGAATTGCTAGAGAAACTAGACCAGACGAGGAAGGTTTAGCAGAGACTAAGTTTGGTACAGATAAAGCTGATGAAGATGCTGGGTCTACTAGTGACTTCTTAGTTCCGAAGAGTTCTGCATTGGGTGGTGGTTCTGGTCGCTCTGGACTAGGATTTACTGTATAATGGAAGAGCTTATCAAGTTCCTAGAGGAGCAGTTAACATTGAAACCTTCAGATTTAATTATGAAAGATGATGATAGGATGATATTGGTTGGACAGATAGCTTTGTTAGACCAGATTAAAGAGATACATGAAAATGGTTATCCAACAGATGAGGAGAAAGACTAATGCTAGACATAAAGACAACAGTACCTAGTGCTTTTTATACATCAAACCTAAGTGATAGAAAACCATATGAAGATAGAGCACAAGCAATCAGTGAAATATCATTACCATATGTTTTCAGAGCAGAAGGTTCTGATGGAGGTTCAGATTTATTCAAGTCTGTTTCTCAATCATTCAATGGTAGACAAGTAAATAATTTGAAAGCTAAGATGGGCATGGCTTTACTTCCACCAGCTACATCAAGTTTTAGATTAAAGCCAGATGCTCAAGCTATGGTTGAATTGTTTCAGGGTAATGAAGCAGCAGTCGAACAAGTAAGACAACAATTGTCACTTAACACTGATGCTATTAACTCAGAGATAGAAAACCAACAGATTAGAAGTTCTTTGTTTGATATGTTACTACAGCAGATAGTTGCTGGCTCAGTAATCATAGAGAAGAATGAAAGAAAAGGTATTACAATATTTCCACTACGGTCATTCGTGGTTAATTTAGATTCTCAAGGAGAGCCATTAGCTATGTGTATAGTTGAGAAGCTCAAGATGTTACCAGAAGGTATAGTCCCTAAAGATATAAAGGAAGAATATGATTTGTATACACTATTGGCTTTGGATAAAGATACTAACAAGTGGGTAATGAAACAAGATATTGATGGAGAAACAGTAGGCAAAGAACAAACCTTTGCAGATTATGATAAACTACCGTTTCGATACTTTGGGTGGAACTGGTTACAAGGCGATGCATACCATAGACCATTTGCTGAAGACTACTATCCAGACATGGAACAAGTAGATAAGTTGTCTAAGTTAAATACTGAAGGTTCTGTTATCGCTGCAAAGACAGTTGTAATGGTTAATCAAAGAGGTGGACGAACTAGAAAGGCTGACTTAGTTAAAGCAGTTAATGGTGGAGTCATTGATGGTTCAGCAGAAGATGTAACAGCATTTCAGTTGAATAAGAGTTTTGACTTTCAAGTATCTAACGAGAGGGAAGCAGTATTAAAGAAAGAGCTTATGGCTAACTTCTTAGACACTGGTTCGGTTCAAAGAGATGCTGAGAGAGTTACAGCTGAAGAGATTAGAGTTATGGCTCAACAACTAGAAGCTTCTACATTGGCTGGTGTATATTCTAAGATGGCACTCAAGTGGTCTAAGTGGATTGTACTTAAAGTTATGGATGAGCTGAAGATTAAGTTTGAAGCTGTTGATGTATCGGTACTAACTGGACTAGACTCTCTTGGTCGTTCTCAAGAAGCACAGAAGCAAGATGCTTTCATGCAAAGAATTACTCAACTACAACTTAATCATTGGATTAAAGAGTCTGAGGTTATTCAGAGGTATGCTGCATTTGATGGCATTAATACTGTTGGGTTATTAAAGACATCTGGAGAAGTTCAACAAGAACAAGCTGCTGCTGCAAAGCAACAGTCTGACCAAGTTGCTTCAGAAGAGTTATCTAAAGCTGCTGGTAAAGGTGCTGGAGAAGCACTCACTGGTCAAGGTAAACAACAAGCGGGAGGACAATAATTATGGCTGAAAAAAAGAAACCAGTAAAAGAGTTTAAGCTTACTGAAGGAAAAGTACCACAAAGAAGAAAGGTTAGGAAGTAAATTCTAACTACTCACTTCGGTGGGTAGCATAGAGTCTATGACTCATATTTAAGGAGGCTAATATGCCAAATGTAGAAAAGATTATAGAGATGAATGCAGAAGGTTTCTCCAACAAAGAAATTGCAGAGGAACTTGGAACTGAAGAAGAACCATTAACATATCAAGCAGTAGCAAAGATTGTTAAGGCTAGTAAACCAGAAGTGGTTAAAGCTGTAGTTGCCAATGTTGGAACTATGACTACTAGAACAGCAGAAGAGTATGAAGAGTATTCCTTATCTCAAGGTAGAACATCTATGGGTGGAGAAATTGGTGTTAAAGTTGATGCAACTATTGAAGACCTAAGAGCTAAGATTACATCTGGTTG